CTAGCAGTAGCATTGCACATCCTCTGAATATCTCTCATAAGCTCTGGCAGGGATCTTCCCCAAAAAGAACCGGGGATGTTCTGCCAGGATGCTTTATAGTAAGGTCTCCTCAAGAGTGGATCAGAATTAAGTACACACTTAATAACTTCACCACCTGCAAGAATAGCCTCTACTTCAAACTCTCTATCCTCATCAATGCCTATCTTATCTTCTTCAAAACCCCAGTCAGAGAGTAACTTCCACCCTATAGACCCGTGGAAGTGTACACCATGTATGATATTCTTTGAGGCTCTGAAGGTATCTCCACGATACTCTTCAATTACCTTTTCTGATTCTATAGATGAGTCAAGCTCTTCTCCTGTATATCCACTCTTAAAGTCTTCTAAGATCTTTCTAATGTTTTCTTCTTTATAATTAGGAACCCCTATAAGGTTGTACAAAGATTTTCTATCAAATCTGACATGCTCACAAAGATCTCCTTCTTGAATACTAGTTGCATTAGCACTAGGATAGATATCAAGTGGAGATACTCTCTTGTTTAAGAAAACAAAATCTTCAATCTCTTCTACTTCACCATCTTTATAAGTAAGTCTTTTCTTCTTTGAGATTACAGGAGCTTTCATTATAGCTACCTGGAATACACAGAAGTCTTCAATAAACTCAGAGAATGCTTTCTCCCATTCCCCCTCTTGAAGTTGATCAGCTACAATCTTCTCATACTTCTTAACTTCAGTAAGAGCTACCTTGTATATCTCATCTGCTATAGCTTCTTCAATATCTCTTTTAAGTTGATTAACTTCCTGCATCTTCTGTGCAGCATTCATAACAGCAGGTTGATTTGGTTGCTGCTGTTGTTCTCCTTCTACAGGTGCAGGTGTCTCTACAAGCTTATTGATTTGATCTTCTATCTGTGCTCTGATCTCTATTGGTAACTCAGGAACATCTGTAGGGTAGAGACCCCATGCATATTCCTTAGCTGGCATCATAATATCTCTGAGCCATGACATAGCTGCCCTACACTTTGTAGGTGTAAGGTTCATGTAGATCTCAGAGCCACCAGTCTCTTGTATCCTAGAAAGATCTTCAGGATCGTAGTGCCCATTGTAAGCTCTGAGAGACTGAAGCATCTTCTCTTCAATACCTGAAGATCTACGAGTATCTTGATTCTCTCTGAAGATTTCCATGATATAAGAAGCTAGAGATGAATACTCTTCTTTATCTTCTAGATAATCATCAGGATCTTCAATGGCTTTAGCATATAGATCTTCTATTTCTTGCACCTTATTTGCTGGTGCTATAAATACTCCAGGCCTGTCATGGTAACTATCCATTTTATACCCACAAGGTTCTAGTGCGTTTCATAGGTCTCTTAAATGTCCTCTTATGTTTTACATCTCTTATTTGTTCAAAGAAAGTAAAAGATAGAGCATCGGCTACGTCGGGGGATGGATATCCCATTTTCTTTATATCTTTCTTAGAGAGAAGTTGAATCTGCATTTTGTTATTGTAACCATACTCCATCGAGGTAAGTTGAGATGGTAAGTTAATATCCTTCTCTCTAGTCTCTGATGGTAGATCTGCACTATTCTCTAACCACTCTCTCATCTTCCCCCATAACTGGGATCGAAGATTAGCATATCTCTCGGGTTCTGTAGATTTATTACTGACTACTACATCCTTTATAGGTAACTTAAGGTCCCTACACCTGTCAGCAGTTCCAGCCCCTACCCCTATAGAGTCTATATAGATACCAGCACAATTATGGATTGAGTTAAACTCAGCTACCTTAGTAGCAACCTCCATGGTATCAAGACCCTTATAGAGTTTATAGTCTAACATCTTAGGACCTTGGCGAACTACTAGGGCTGTAAGGTCATCTCCAAATCTAGCTACATCTACTCCCATCACTTTAGGGAACTGATGGTAACTTCTATAATCTAGTTTGTTTCTTAATGCTTCCTCTACCGTGTCTGCTGAGATAAACTGAGATACACCAACCCTAGGGAACTGACCAAGGACTCTAGTCCTGTAGAGGTCACTATCAATCCCATAGGTATCCTCCATCTCTTGTATCCATGCCTTGTTCACTTGCGGACTATCGAAAGCGCTAAAGTAAAGTTTCTTCCAAGAACCTAGTTCCCTATTAAAGATTTCATAGAACCTGCCAGAAGATCTGACAGGGTTAGATACTAAAATAAATCTACCACCAGATCCAGTACTCAAAGTACCTAGTAAAATATCAAAAGCTTCCTCACTTACACCAGAAGCTTCATCACAGATAACAACATAAGATTCACTATGTCCACCCTGTAAGGCTTCCTTCTGCTCTACTGAAGCTGTAACTAAAGATGCAAAATGAACAAATGTCTTAATCTTGTACTCTATCTTCCTCTGAGTTAATTCAAATAAGTCTTGTATCTGAGGGGGGAGCCGTCTAAACCACTTCTCTATCTCAGATCTAAATACACGCTCTAGCGAATTAGAAGTTGGTGCCGTTATAAGAATACGACAATCCGGTAGTATCATAAGATACAGTAAAGTTAACATACACATACAACTAGTCTTTCCACTACCAGTACACGAAGATACTGCTACACGTGCATTAGGGTCTGAAGCTAGCCTTACAAGTTCCTTCTGTTGATTAGTGAGTTCAATATCAAATAAGGACTCTATTCCAAGTACGTGATCTTTACTCCACAGGTCTACTAGTTCTTCAAAATCAGATTGAGTTAATAAAGACATAAGTTACATACTATCCTCTTGTTCTATTAGAGTACCTTTAGCTTCTTTAGCTCTTCTCAAGATCTTATCAATAGCTGAATCTCCATCCAGCCCTGTAATATTCAAGTTATCCTCAAAAGCTCCAACTGTTCGTGCAAGTTGCTCAACACATTTCAATTGTGTCATAGCAGCTCTCTCACCTTCGAGGTTTCTTACTTTCTCCATAATAGATAATAGTTGAGACTGAATGAATCCTTTACCATCTACTATAGTCTTTAGTTTATCTTGTTGTATCTTCTGCAAGTATGCAGCTACATTAGGCTTCCTTTTAAGATAAAATGCTCTAAGGTGCATGGCTTGCTTATATTGTTCTCTATCCTTATGATCTTTAGTCCTTTTAAGCCCTGCATCCAGCTTAGATTCCACTATAGCTTTGATATCATCCCCATCATAGTTCATTAACTCACAGAAGATAACCTCATTATCGGTTAATATAAGGCTATCAGGTTCAGAGAGAAGAGATAAGAACTCTTTATTGATCTTCTCAGGGTCTAGAACATCCATCTTAAAGGACTGATAGAGGGTAGGTTGCTGTGAGAGAAGGACTCTAGTCTCTCTTACATTGGATAAAGCCTTATAATGCCTAGTAATTATCAACTCTATGTTATTTGTAGTGGTCTTATACTTGTCTGCAAGGGTCTGTATAGTCACACCAGAGTAGATGTAGTCATCTATAATGTCATATTTACTTTCTTTAGTGATATTATCTACTTGCTTACGTATAATAGTTTTAGTGGACATAGGAGACCCCAAGTATTTATTAATGAATTTATAGTATATATACTCCCTATAGTGTCTATAGTAGCTATATGTAGGTAGAATCTTTGAGGATTCTGGTAGTATTCCGGTAGTATTCTGGTAGTATTCTGGTAGTATTCTGAAAGGGGTCTAAAGGGGTCTAAAGGGGGAGGATTTTATGGACTTGTAGCGACTGAAAGGCCACCCCTGAGCGCAGAGAGGGGGGCTTCTATCCCCTTCGAGGGTGCTACCCCGTCTGTAAGGTAAACTCCCCACCTCTATCAAAGTGCTCCAAAACCTATAAGGGGCAAGGGTTTCGGACCTTCAGAACCCCAAGATGCTGGTTAGCATCGCTGTCAGCCTTCCCTGGTGGCTAGCGTCTCGCAAGAGGTCCCCTAGCTGTGAAGGTTAGTATCCGAGCCTGTACCCTGGTAGTACAACAGGAACGCAGAACGGCCTAAAGGTAACGGATAGCAGATAAACGAACCTCTTGTAGATTCCTTCAGGAAACCGGGAAACCGCTGTTGAATCCTGATAATAGTGCGCCCTGACAGACCATTTATAACGAAACAGGGTCAGTGAGGGTATCAGCTGTACAAACGATACCAGGTACGAGATACACCGAAAGTATCTCCATATCTTGTCTTCACTGTGAATTGTCTGGACAAGTATGTAACGCTAAAAGACAAACTGATATCGCCATGAGAAAACAGAAGATGTACCATATTGACTGGTATGTCATGGGATA